TTCGTTATCAATATATCTTGTTAATCGTGCTATACCGCCAGCATTTTTAACAGCATGCAAGAATTTTATCTGTTCTTTTGTTGTCCTGCCTTTTTCGTTTTTAACCTCAACAGCGGTAAATATAGCAATTTTTTGTCCTACCATGTCAGGCGTTATAATTATTTCAGTCCAACCAATTAAATCAGAACTACCTACACAAAGACCGAAAGCTATCGGTCGTGGGTCTGAAAGCATAATCATGCCGTTAACTAATCCGCGCCTACCTTGGTAAGCTGTGCCTGTATTATTGCGAAATAATATACCTTGCTTTGAATGTTTAGCTTGCAGTGCTTTGTATAGGTTTTGTTCTTTCATGTTGTTTATTTAAAATGTTATAATTCCCATTTTCTCCCACATTTTTCACAAATTTCAGCACAATAAGGTATATGCATTTTCCATTTATTCATAATAAAATCATGTACTATTATACACCAAATATGACCAAATTGTCTTTTAATCCATCTTAATGCTTTCATAATTCGTTTAATTCTTTATCTAATCTCCACATAAAAGTTTCATCACTATCATCACCAGCTAAAAACCTATCAATACGTTGCGCATAAACATAAGCCTTTTTTAAGCATTCAATAGCATCTTGCAAACGTATTAACACTTCAGGTTCAAATATTTGATATTCATCTCCATATTCATAATCTATTTTTTCGCCTTGCCTATTTATGTGTGATTGTATAGTTTCAATAATATCAATAATTCTGTATTGCGAATAATCAAATGTGCCGCCGCTCATACTAATCTATTTTTTGATTTTGGTGAACAACCCAGCCAAAATGTCATGAAAAACTGTTTTCGCTTCCAACCTTTGACCTTAAATTGATTTAAGGTGTCATCACATATTTGCTTCATTACGTCATCATCGCATTCATAATCTAAATACTTTATGACTTTTTGACCAAACTCATTAGTTTCAGCTTCAGCTACTAATTTATCGAAATCAGCAGGCGGTTCACTAACAGCATAAACGCGCCTGTAAATTTCTAATAATATTTCGTCATCTGTTAATTTTTTCCTTGGCATTGTTCAAATTTTTTAAGGTAATTTAATGTTGCTTCCATTTGATAACCATTAGGTCCGCCATTCCACATTCGTGCAAGTTCACGGTAATCAGGATATTTACCGTATTTTTGTGCGTAGGTATGGCAATTTATACCCATAACAGCCCAAAATACGCGTTCAGCCTTTACAGAATCAAACATGTCTTTGTGCTGATAATTTAGCAGGTCTTTAAATCCTGAAGCCTTTAAGCAAATATCATGAATTTGAAACCTACCATAAGCGCGACCGCTATCACCTATTAAGCTGTCGGTGTTTAGTGTTTCAATTTCGCCAATTGCATTGATAAAATCTGAATCTGTGTCGCATGTATCGCGTGTTATATAAACCGTTTCTGTAATTACTTCAGGCTTTGGTTTACTACCAGCGTAAATAACAGCAGCTATAAGTGCCGTAAATAGAATTGTGTCTTTAAGCATAATCATTTTCTTTTAGTTTTATAAAATTCGTTCCATTTTCTAAGCACAGCAGCTTTTAAATCATCGCGGTTTATAGCGTTCAATCCGTGTTTATTGTTTATGTATTCAACTGTTCCCGATTCTTTTAAAACCCTACTTTCAAATACAAAATAAACCCATTTGTCTTTATGACCGCGCTGTATTTTTAACTGCCATAGGTCTTCAAGTGTTCGGCTTTTTGCCTGTTCAGTACGTTTAATTTTCAATAGTTCATCAAGTGTAGTTTCATCTTTTACAGCAACGCCTGCAACCTGTTCAATTTCGCTAACCTTTAAAGGCTCAACAAAACCGCAATAAGGACATGCAGCGTGTGTTTTTTCGTAAGTCCTAAAGCATTCTGTACAATCTTTGTATTCATTATCAATCTGTTCATCTGTATCTTTTCGTTTTCGCTTTTGCATTCCTTCTAAGGACCATTCACGCGTCATTAGTGGATGCCCATGTAGTTTTTGGTTGCCTACGTGATCTAAAATCAAACAACGTTCTTTACCTTCCATTGGTCTTAAACCGCGCCCTACTATCTGAAGATATAAACTTAGTGACATTGTGCGTCTAAGCATTCCAACAACAGAAACGGCAGGTATATCTGTGCCCTCACTTATTAGGTCGCAAAACGTTAATATCTGAATATCGCGATTCGCGAATTGCAATATAATTCTTTTAACCTCGTTTTCTTCAAAGTTTCCATTTATAGAAACAGCTTTAAAACCTGCTTCATTAAACGCGGCTGCTACATTATCAGCATGCTTAATATTTACACAGCTATAAATGGCAGGTTCACCAGGTGCCAAACGTTTGTACTCCTCAACTGCATTGCCTGTAATCGCTGGTTTATCCATTTCTTTAAATAAATCATCCGCTTTGTATTCGCCGTTTTTATCCTTTTTAATCTTTGTAAAATCCGCCAAAGGTTTAAAATTATAATACTCAGGCATCACTAAGTTACCCATTTGCACTAACTCAGCTGGTAGTGGTCCTAAAACTAAATCACTAAATACATCTCCTAAACCTTGCCCATCGCCGCGCCATGGTGTAGCAGTTACTCCCAAAACATAAACAGAATCCGCGTAAAAATCTAAAATGTCCTTCCATGTACCCGCGTTAGAATGATGCGCTTCATCTATAATCAGTAAGTCAGGCTGTGGAACTTCATTTAACCGATTCTTTAAACTTTGAACGCTGCACACTTGCGCCGGTAAATAATATTGCTTTGTTCTGTTGCCTGCTATAAATCCGTGTCTTAAACCGTATCTTTTGCAACGCTCCGAAATCTGATTAACAAGGTTTTTTTTATGAACTAAGAAATAAACGCGCTTACCTTTATTAACTGCTTCAATAGCCATATAAATGAACGTTTCAGTTTTGCCTCCGCCCGTGGGTAATACAAACAATACTTTTTTATTCCCCTGTCGGTAACTTTCTCTTATACCTTCTACGCTTTGTAATTGATATTGCCGCAGCTGTATTGTGTTCATATTCTAATTCGTTTAAGGCATCTAAAAGTTTAAAGTACATAATTAAAGTTTTTGGATCTCCATTTTTCCAATACTCTAATGCTTGTCTGCTAATATCGGCACGCCTACATAATTCGCTTAGATTTGTGCCTACATTATCGCAGCGAATGTTAATTTTTTCAAATGTGTTCATATTTTTTTGATGTTTATGAATGCAAAGTTAAAAAGGTTTTTTATATTTGTGCTATTATTTAATAAAAAATTTTAAAATTTATGACAAATCAAGAGTATCATTCAAAAACAAAGTACATCAGTAAGTCACTTTTAGACTTAGTACACAAATCGCCTGCACACTATATTAGTTATATAGAAGGCGAAAAACAAGAACCAACTGCCGCTATGATTTTTGGCAGCTTAGTACATGGTGTTGTATTTGACCAAAAAAATTACGCTGTATTGCCCGAAGGATTAGACCGCCGTACAAAAGAAGGTAAGGCTGTTTATGATATGTTTATGCTTGCTAATAAAGGCACAGAGTTAATTGTAACACAAGATCAATACGAACACGCGCTAAATATTAAAAACGCTGTTTATAGCCATGAAAAAGCAGCACTATTATTACAACAAGGGCAAGCTGAAATGTCAGTATTTGGTAAAATTGAAGACTTTGACGCTAAATGTCGAGTGGATTTTTTAAATACTAAACACAACGTAATAGTTGACCTTAAAACAACAAATAGCGCAGCACCTGATGAATTTAGCAAATCTGTTTGGAATTATCGCTATCATGTACAGGCGGCGTTTTATCTTGACCTTACTAAAGCTGAACGCTTCTTTTTTATAGCAGTTGATAAAGAAAAACCATTCAATGTAGAACTTTATGAATTAGATTCTGAAGCTATTGAACGCGGCCGCCAAGAATACAAAAAAGATATACAAACTTTACAAAAGTGCTTAGATACCGGTAACTGGCATGGATATACTGAAGATAAGAAAATACATATTATTTCACTGCCTAATTGGGCAAAATAAATTTAACAAACCATTATGACACAACTAACAAAACTTCCAACATTACAGGAACTAATGACTGACAATGAAGACAGTCTAAAACAAAACGCCTTAACTGTTTTACTTAATCAAGATCCACCTGCTAAATGGCTTACTGAACATCCAATGATTCGCGGCTATAAATACATTCCGATTGAAAAAATAGAATTTCTACTAACAAAGATTTATCCGCGTTGGTGGGTTGAAATTCGCAATACACATATAGTAGCTAACTCAGTTGTTGTAACAATTCGCCTGCATGTAATAAATCCGATTACAGGCGAAACAGAATGGCAAGACGGCATAGGAGCGGCACCAATCCAAACTGATAAAAACGCAGGCGCTACTGATTGGAATGCAGTTAAAACCGATGGAGTTCAAAAAGCTGCACCCGCTGCTGAAACTTACGCCGTTAAAGATGCAGCTGAAAAGTTTGGTAAAATATTTGGTCGCGATGTAGCACGCAAAAGCACTATGAATTATACTGATTTGCTGAAGAAATCTGATTTTAATAGTGAATTAGAAAAATAAATATTATATTTGCGTATTGATTCGGCTTCACAATTAGAATCATAAAAATATTAAAAGCCATGCTTGAAGTTGGAAGTGAAGCCCCGACAGATAGTGTGGCTTTGTTTTTTTAAAAAAAATATGTTATGGAACTTAAAATTAAAGAAGAATTTAAAAAGCTGATTCCACCGCTAACGCCCGATGAATACAAACAGCTTGAAACAAATTGTATTGAAGAAGGCATTCGTGATGCTATTATTACTTGGAATGGCTATATTATTGATGGGCACAATAGATATAAGATAGCACAGGATTGGTGTTTGGTGTTTAGATTAGAAGCTAAAGAATTTAAGTCTGAACAAGATGTTAAAGTT